CGCGCCGATCCCTAGCCAGGAGGCGGTTTTCCATGGTTTCCAAAGGTGTGGACTCTATTTGGTGGATAGTTTACTCATCGGTGTTACCCATGCATACCAGCGTTGTCTCTCTAATTGGCATTAGAAGGATCTTGTTGGTATCACGGCACCCTTACAAATATAATGGTCTCTAGGGCTTGGTGAGGTCTCACCAGCCTCATTGTTGCTTCTCGGATCAGGACACTAGTGAGGGAGTACCCTTTGGAAGGGATAACTTTGTATCGTGACCAGTGTTCTAAACGGTTTGACCTCTGTGTGAAAGTCAACCATTAGATCTCGGCCCAGCGGATGGCCATGCCTGGAAAGGTTAGTAGTCCGCACCACATTTATGCTACACATCACCTCTAACCGATTATCGAATAGCTTCTCGTCTAGGGATCTATGTGCCATAGCATAGGCGTATCACCCACACGGTGCTCTCACCCGGAGCCTGAGGCCCTATTGGTGGAGAAGGCCTACCGCAGCATCGGTATGGATGTCTCAACTAGACTGATACCAGTGAGTCTGGTAAGGGGATTGGGTGCTGGGCCTCGGCACCAGTATGTCGATTATTATGGACATATGTAAGACCTTAATCAGGTAAAGTGTCCTACAAGCTGATTGTAGGTGTGTTCTGTCAGACAGGCAGTGGTAGCCGGCTCTACCATTACAAGTGAGGGTAGTTAACAATACCCAAGGCAACCGGCTCCAGGTCAGTACTAACCTGGTGAGTTCCAAATGCGATATATCCAAATTGGACAGGTCTATGGCAAACGGGTCGTCGATGACGGACATTGAGAGGCCTATGATCCGGGTAGACGGTGTAAGTGCCATTAGTAACCTTAGTCCGGCCTGAGCAAAGTAGATGCACACTCAGGTGCCCCCCGTTCCAGCCTCTCTTGGTTCGTAATTAGAAGTAAGAGGAAAACAAAAGTAAATAAAGAAAATGTACCTAATACCAACATCATCGGTTAGTTCTAATGGGGTAACGCCTCGTAAAGTTTCCAAGTTCAATCTAGATAATGGCTTTGCTGTACTACTAAACTTGGTTAATCTAAGTAATCTTCCATACGCTTCTCAGCTTGCTGGTGTCTTAGGTCTGATCTATAATAAGATAACTAATGACTTCGTGATAGATCCTGTTGCTCTCATTGGTGACCTGAAGTTAGCTAGAGCTTGGTACATCAAGGCGATACGTGGGGGCGATAGAGCTAATATTGGGATGCGACCAACTCGGTGGGATACTGTGTCAGAGTGCCCCTCTCTTCTGTCAGGTGTGATGGAGGTTGTGGATGCAGTTATGGCAAACGCTGAGTTCCACGAGACGGTTTTCTTCCATCGGGTCATCTTCGCTATCTTGTCTTTAGACAGGGTCATAGTTGTACCAGCGTCTCCAAACTACGCGAGTATCACGAACGAGTTCAAGTATCTCAATAATACTACAAAGGATGATGCCGTGACACTATCTGAGGTTCAAGCGGCGTTGAATGCCTTGAATATCACTCCGGAAGCATTCAGAGAGGCTTATGAGCATCACGCTGCGATGTTCAAGTATGAGGTCCTTTCGTCGATGGGTCCAAACGGACAATCAACGTGGTCTGCGCATTCCGATGTGAGAGCATGGGCTAAGGAACCTGAGTTATTTAAACAATTCAATACCTACATACAAGAGTCAGGTCTGGGTTTTATGCTGGATGATATGGAGGGGACTATGCGTCTGTACGAGTCTGATATAGAGCCACAGCGTTTCCCTTATTTAGGTAAGCTATCCGTGATAGAAGAATGGGGTGGTAAAGCCAGAATTGTAGCTGCCCTAGACTATTGGACCCAAATGGCTCTAACTCCACTCCACAATACTGTGAACGAATTTTTGAAAGAGTTGCCTATGGACGGTTCATTTAATCAAGATGCAGTAGCGAGCAGAGTCAAAGAATGGACTAAGACTGAAGGTTTATCAGTGAATTGTTATGATTTGACAGCGGCAACTGACAGAATCCCAATATCACTTCAGGCTACAGTCGTTGGGCATTTGATGTCGTCGACATCTTTCGGACATGCGTGGGCTTCTATACTAAAAGATCGGAAGTACTTGTGTGGCGACGCGAACACAAGAAAGTATAGTGTTGGTCAACCAATGGGCGCTCGCTCATCGTTCCCAATGTTAGCTTTGATACATCATGTGATCATCCAGGTGGCTGCCTCTCGAGCTAAGGTTGGCGAGTATACTTCATATGCTATCGTGGGTGACGACTGTGCTCTGACAGATAACTCTGTTTCAGCTAAGTATAAAGTAATTACTGCAGCTTGCGGTGTTGCTATTAACCTATCAAAGTCTATTGAAGATGCAGCAGGTTGTCTACCTGCAGCTGAGCTTTGTAAGAGGACATTCATCAGTGGTCATGAGATAAGTTCTATACCAATCAAGCAGTTATGTAAGACTCTTCGTGATGGTCGACTTGCTCCGCAATTGCAGAATGAGCTGGTAAGAAGGAATATCGGTTTAGAAGCCAAGTCATTCTGGCAACTAATGGCAACTATACTGGACAAAGAGTCGCTGGGCTTACTAATTAAGGACAATGTTATGCCGAATGAGGTCAATGGTCTATCGAGCAACATCTCTGTTCCCGTACCAAGGATGGATGACCCGGCGAATTGGTTCGGTGGGGTCAAGTTGACAAAAGACGATGTGGTACAGGTGTACACTTGGACAGTCGCGTCCGAGTCTCTCAAACGCCTAGACGCATTACTTCGTCAATCGATGGCTATATCAAAACTGATTTCGCTACGGTCAGGGGAGAATGATCCTGCTTTTCCTCAAACCCTAATGGGAGAGCTTAAAGGGGTTATCAAAGCAGCTGCGACCGCGGCTGCTCCTGATGCTGCTGCTGCTCTAGAGGAGTTACCAAGATTAAACTCGTTTCATCCAATAGTCCAGGCTTCCGACTCGGAAGCTAGACGGCTAGCGGATGATCTATTCTTGCTTGCTTCGGCAGACATAGTCATGACGAAGAGGGCTAGAAGTGGACTGCTTGACCGTTTCCGTAATTCACTAACAGACATCTGGACAGGAAGAAACCTAGTGAGTCCTTCCCAAGATAGATCCCTTCTGACTAAGACATTGAGAAACCTTGAGAACATAGTTCTTAAGAAAACGGACCACAAACTCGATTATACTGTTGTACTGTCACAAGTCAATAGATCATGGTCAGTGAGTCTTGTACTTGGTGAAAAGGTGCAAGTTAACGCTGTTAAGGCCCGTGTCACAACGTCTATGGCAGCTGCGGATGCAGCCTTAGGTGAAGTTATCCAAAACTTTACATTCTCTGCTAACATGACTTCTAATCCCTCGGATCTAGTTGCGAATAAGGACCTACCGCGCAAGACCAGCAGAACAGCCGCAAAACGGACTGCTGAGTCATAAACCCAACTTATGCATGCTTCGTCGGGGTTCGTAAATTCATATTAACCCGGTTTAATCCGGGGGTTACGCCTGGCACAGAGGTGGTCTGGGACCACACTATTCAAACAAAATAGAGAGCCG